TAATAATATTATTAAACATATTTTTTATTTTTTATTTTTTATTTCTCTTTGTATTTCTTCGTTTTTTGCTTCTTTTAGTTTTTTTATTTCTTCTAGTTCGTCTTCTGCCACCTTTAGGGCAACTATTTGTGGCGTAACAGTCATATTGACTATTTGCTGCTGTTTGAGAACCAGAACGTTGAACTTGTGCATTTAGTGCTACAGCACTAGGAGAAGCATTTGGTAAAGGCGCAAGAGCTATAGCACCACCTTTATATTTATATCTATATTTTGAACCTCCTGTTGCCATTTGATTGGCGGCGTTTTGTCTAGCAACATTAGCTTGTTGAGCAGCGAAAGCTTGTTGAGCAGGAGATCCTGGTCCAGTTGTTGTAGTTGTTGGATTATATACACCAGGCGTAGAACTTAATTGAGACATGACTATATATATTTTGTATAAAATAATAATTTTATATTTTTATAAAATATAAAAATTAAATATAAAATTTATAATTAGTTCAGTTTAAAAATAAAAACTCTTAATATCCCATATAGATAATGAATGAAAAACAAAGACTTCAATTACAAAATATGATTAAAACAAATAATGTAGAAGATCAGACAGAATTAATACGCAATTTAAAACATAGTCATATTTTACGATCAGAAATAAACACATTAGTTCTATTAAAAGCAAAATATAGAGATAATTTAGAAGATTTAAATAATGAAAGTATGCAAGAATGTAATTTTTTATTTACATATTATACTGAAATTTATAATAAAATTAAGAAAGACGAAATAGATTTAGGTATTTTATTTAAATTTATTGATGTTTTGAGACAAATTGAAGATGGAGAACTTGATCAACATGAAGGATCATTTTTAGTAGGAACATTGCTAAAAGAATTATATGTAGATAGTGCAATTAAAAAGGCAGATAAATTGAATGAAGAACATGAGAAAAATAAGATACCTGAAAAGCCTAAGATTGAACCATTAAAAATTTCATGGAAACAATTTAAAAAAACAAATTCAAGTTCAAATGCTAATACTAAAAAATAAAAAATAAAAAAAATATTTGTAAATAAATGAAAGTCTGTAAAACGATTTAAACCTAATTTACTATATAATATAAAATGAAATATCTTGTAATTGTTGAATCACCATCAAAGTGTAAAAAAATAGAAAAATATTTAAATGATAATGATGATTTAAATATTTATGAAGTTGTAGCGACAATGGGTCATATTACTGAACTAAAATCATTAGAAAATATTGATATTAAAAATAATTTTACATGTAAATATGATTTAATTGAAGCTAAAAAGAAAAATACTGATATTATTAAGAAAAAAATTAAAACTGTAGATGAAGTAATTATTGCGTGTGATGCTGATAGAGAAGGTGAAGGTATAAGTTACGCAATTTGCGAAGTTTTTAAGTTAAGTCTTACAAAAACAAAACGAATTGTTTTCAATGAAATTACTGAACAAGCAATAATAGAGGCAATTAAAAATCCTAGAAAAATTGATATGAATCTTGTTCACGCACAACAAACAAGACAAATATTAGACTTACTTGTAGGATTTAAAGTTACTCCTACATTATGGCAATATATAACAAAAAAATCAGACCATTCTTTATCAGCTGGAAGATGTCAAACACCTGCGTTAAGATTAATTTATGATAATCAAAATGAAATTAATAAATCTCCTGGAAAACAGACATATAGTATAACTGGTTATTTTACAAATAAAAATATTCCATTTGTTTTAAATACAAATTACGATACTGAAGATGAAATAGTTGATTTTTTAGATGGTACATCGGAGTTTAATCATGTATATACATTTAGTCAACCAGTTAAATCAATTAGATTACAACCAGAACCATTTACTACATCAAAAATACAGCAAACCGCAAGTAATGAGCTTCATTATTCACCAAAAGATACAATGAAAATATGTCAAAAATTATATGAAGCAGGATATATTACATATATGAGAACAGATAGTAAAAAATATAGTAAAGAATTTATTGAATCTGCTTCATCGTATATTAAGCATTTTTATAATGAAAAATATATTAATGAAAAAATTAATGATTTATGTAATAATCAAAAAAGAGAATCAAAAGAGTCAAGTGAAAATAAAGAGTTAAATGAAACTAAAGAGTTAAAAGAAGATAAAAAATATAAAGTAAAAAAATCATCAAAAAAAGTTAATAAAATAAATGAAGAATTAAATGAAGAAAAAGAAAAAATAGAAGCACATGAAGCAATTAGACCAACAAATATTTCTCTCAAAGAACTCCCAGATGACGCAGATTCAAAAGAAAAACGTTTATATAAACTCATATGGTCTAACACATTAGAGAGTTGTATGTCTCCAGCAATATATTATGTAATAACATCAACATTATCTGGATTTAATAATACAAAATTCTCATATATAAGTGAACAATTAGATTTTTTAGGATGGAAAATTGTTGAAAATAAAAAAACAGACGAAAAAGAATCATATTATAATTATTTACAAACATTAAATCAAAATACGATAATCCCATATAGAAAAGTAATAACTACTGTTTTATTAAAAGATACAAAATCACATTATACAGAAGCAAAATTAGTAAATATTTTAGAAGATAATGGTATAGGAAGACCATCAACATTTTCATCAATTGTAGATAAAATACAAGAACGTGAATATGTTAAAAAACAAGACATTAAAGGTAAAGAAATTATATGTAAAGATTATGAATTAACCGAAAGCAAAGAGATTTTTGAAATAGAAAGAAAGAGAGAATTTTGTAATGAAAAAGGTAAATTAGTAATTCAACCATTAGGCATTATTGTTATAGAGTTTTTGATTAAAAAATTTGATGAATTATTTAATTATGATTTTACAAGATTAATGGAAGATAATTTAGATAAAATATCAAAAGGTGAAAAAGTCTGGTATGAAGTATGTAAAGATTGTAATGAAAAAATCGATACATTTATAGAAAGTTTAAAAGATAATAAAAAATTAGAAATAAAGATTGATAATGATCATGTTTATATAATAGGGAAACATGGTCCTGTAATTAAATGTTTAAAAGATAATAGTTTTAAGGGTATTAAAAAAGATATAAATATTGATATTTATAAACTAGAAAATGGTGGTTATAAATTAGAAGAATTAATAGAAGATGTAACAAAAGATATAGATGGTATTATTTTAGGTTATTATGAAAATGAAAGACTTATTTTAAGAAAGGGTAAATTTGGTTTATATGTAACATGGGGTGATAAATCAAAAGCATTAAAAGAATTCGGAAATAGACCTATTGAAAGTATTAATTTTGAAGAAGTAGAAGAATTTATTAAAAATAGTGAATCAATAGGAAGTAATATAATAAGAATTATTAATGATAATTTATCAATAAGAAAAAGCGCAAAAGGTGATTATATATTTTTCAAAACGGCAAAAATGAAAAAGCCTAGTTTTTTTAATTTAAACGGAATTAATGAAGATTATAAAACATGTGAAATAGATGTTTTAAAATCCTGGATAAAAGAAAAATATAATGTTTTTTAAGAATTTTCATATTATCTGTTAAATGTTGCCGCACTACTAACAATACCAGATTTAAGATCAGAAACTTTATAATTTCTTAACTGTGCTGGCATATATTGTGTAAACTCTAATGAAAATGTAAAATTAAATTTACCAAAATCAACTAATTGACCATTATGATATCTTAATTTAACTCTTAATTTTCTTATTCTCTCGGCAGGAGGTAAATATAATTTATAAGGCTGTGATTCTTTATCAAACCATTGTGAAATAGGTGTAGTTGGAACAGCTATTTTTGCCAATGATGAATTTACAATTCCATTTGTTTCATTTGTATGCATTGTAAACTTAGATAAATTATATGGCGAGGTTTCATCAATACAGTTAAATTGATCAATGTCTAAATAAAAATAAGCTTCACCCATTAAGTTAATTTTAAAAGGGCATTCTATATAAAATACTTGAGAACCAGGTAAATCAGAATTAGGTAATAACCAATAACCATTATCACCAGGTAATACATCGCCATAATAAAAACGTGGAACACTATCTGGATTACTAATAGCAATAGTTTCGCATCTAGACAAACCTAAATTTTGTGGTAATCCCCATGTACTAAAATCAGGTAATTGATTACGAATACATTTTAAAGTAGAAGCTAAACTATCTAAAATAACATTTGTATCATTTGTTAATACAAAACAAGAACTTCTATTTCCAAACCAGATTCTTTGTTGTACAGTATTATATACTATAACAAAGTCTTGATAGCCTCCATTATTTTTAAAAGCAGGTATAAAAGAAGTGTATGCTGGATTAAGTGTAAAATAATTAATTATATAATTTGTTACTGCTGTATTAAAACGGTTAGTTAATTCTGTAACAATTTGTGTAGGATTATAAAATCCTTCACTTATAATACATACAAATTGTTTATCAACATGAGCATTAAGAGCTACAAATATAGCATCAGTTAATGGATCGTTAAACATGTGATCACCAGGATTATAAGGATTAATAATTTTAAATGTCATTGCGATATTAGATGTATTTAATGAAAAAGTATTATAATTTGCTGGAAATGTCCATGCTGATAATCTAACTGTAGCTACATTTGTAATATCTTCAGGTAATTCAATTTCAAATAATGCTGGATTAGGCCATTTTAATTGATCTCTATCTTCAGAATGTATTGATACATATTTTCTATATATAGCATATTCATTAGAATTTGATATTAATGGATGGTTTGATGAACTATTTAAATTATTAATAATAGGTATATTCATAATATATTATAAAAATAATAAATTTTTAAATAAAAATGCTAAAATAATATTTAATCATTAAATCAATTAATTGATTAATCAATTAAAAAATAATAGTAATATTATATAATGTCAGGACAACAAACAGCAAATTATGGTGGAAAACAACCAGATAATAGTACATATGTAAAACAATTTTACTCTACTGCTTCAGGATATGCTTCATGGATTTATAAAAAATTTTTAAATATTCAATTTATAACAACTGCTTCAGCTACAAGTGTTTTAATACAAAAAGATTTAGTTGTAAATGGTTCTATAAATAATCCTTCTGATTTAAAATTAAAAGAAAATATTGAAGACATCTCTGATGATATATATGATAATATTTTAAACCTAAAACCAAAAAAATATAATTATATAAATGATGAAAATAAAAATATACGTTATGGTGTAATTGCTCAAGATTTAGAAATTTTTTTCCCACATTTAGTAAGTAAAATAATAGAAGAAGATGGATCTATAATAAAATCTGTAAATTACATTGATATGATTCCATTTTTGTTATGTAAAATTCAAAAAATGCAAAAAGAAATTGATGAATTAAGACATGAACTAAAAGAAAAATAATTATAATATTATTACCTTTAAAATTTAAAATTTATAATTTATATTTTATATCAACATATATAAAATATAAAATGAGAGACTGGTATAAATCAACATATAATTCACTATTATTTACAGCAGTTTTATTATTTTTAATAGCTTTTGGGACTACAGGAGAAGTAAACATAGGAACAACTATTTCTGCTTATTGTTTACTTATTATTAGCATTTTTATGATCTTAGTTTTGGTTGTTAATAAAACATTATCATCTGATCCAAGTATATCAGGATTTCAAACATTAGTAGATTCTTTAAAAACAGCAGGTCCGTTATTTTTAATATTAGGTGTAATTGGATTTGTTTTATATTTATTAATTTATTATAAAAATGATATTTTAGGTAATCGTGTTTCAAATAGTTATTATACATTTAGTAATATAACAACAATAATTTTATTAATACAAATTTATTTGCTATATACTAGTATGAATAATAAAGATGGTTTTAAAGGTCAGTTATCAAAAATAACATCAGGATCACTACTAATAATAGGATTATTTTCTGTAACATCTTCTTTAATATTATATACTATATTACGTTATTATACTACAGATGGTTTTGTAGTTTACAAC